CTGGGTGACGGAAGCAGAGAAGGGTCTCGTTGGCCCCAAGATCCCCGCGCCACTGGCCGACGGTGATCATTACCTGCTGGTGAATGGCAAGGCGAACGCGGCCAGAGCTTATGACTCGGCAGGTCGCTTTCTCTGGGTGATCCCGGCCCTGTGCCACGGGCAGGTCGAGGACTGGAAGATGTCACGAGGGGACACTCCTCCCGGCCTCTACCGGGTCGGCCAGCTACATGCGGACTACGAGCAGGACTCCAGCGAGACATTCTCAAGAGTGCGTCGCTCGTACGGCTGGTATTCCCTAGACCTGGTGGAAATGGAAAACCAGGAGGCCGGTTTCGGGCGGGCCGGGATCATGATTCACGGTGGCGGGACTGGAGCCGGCTGGCCCGGGGCCTGGAAACCGAAGCAGCCGCTGTACGCGACCCTTGGCTGTGTCCGCATGCGCAACATGGATCTCCGCGACAAGGTCATGCCCCTGGCGCGCAAAGGGAAGTTGTTCGTAGGCGTCTACCAGCCCGGCTGAATCAAGGCGGAGGCATGTAGCCGACAGCCCGGAGCCGGAGTCCGCCGATCGGGATCCTGACGATGTCACCCACCTGCACACTGGCTGACTGAGTCAAGGCGGCACCGGCGTAAAAGGTGCCGGCGCTGGCCGCACTCCAGATACCGACGTGAGAGATCTGCCCGACAGCCAGGGCGGAGTTGGTGAAGTTGACGATCGCTTCCACGGAGATCACCCGACCGCCAGCAGCGTCAGAGCCAATGGCCCCCAAGTCGGCGACCGGCATAGCCGCCCGCCCGCCCGCCACTGCCGTTGTGACGTCGCTTTGAGTGCCGGCCGGCCCGGGCTCACCTGTGTGAAGACTGAGGTGCAGAGTAGTGGAGGGGGCTGTGACGAAAGCGGAGCCCTTGAACCACCCCAGCAGGGAATTGGCCAAGGCATCTGAAAAGGCCATCGAAAGAGCGCCACCGTGTGAGCGCAGTCTACGGACTGGACGGCGTGGTCACAGAGAGGGATGCTGTGATCTCGAGGATCGCGTTTGCGACAAGCTCGCTGTCGGTGATCGAATCTCCGTCCCCTTCCGCGTAGCCGAACTCCCAGTAGTCGTCCCGCACATAGGAGAAGAAGAGCACGACTGGCAGGAGGACTGTTCGTTGCAGGACGGCGGTGAAGTCGAGCACGAACTCCTGGCCCAGAGATTCCGCCGCGTCCCCGGAAGCAGGTAGGAGCAAGGGGTAGTTCAGCCTGACATCGACATCAAGCTCGAGCGTGGCGACAGTGTTGGCGAGGTCGGAGCTTTCTCCGGAGCCAATGACGACAGGCTCCCGAAGGTCCAGGTCGGCGACGAACGGCAGCTGATACCAGCCCGAGGTCGACACGGTGACCCGGAACCTGCCGGGCTGAATCAGGAAACCACTCTGGCCAGTACCTTCTTGGTTGCGGGACTGCAGCTGGAGATCTTCGAGCATTACGCCGTCACCGCCGTCAACGCGGCGCAAGGCCCATTGGACCCGTGGGCTGGTGAACGCATTGACCGAGACAGGGCGCAAGCGGATGCGCGATGGTGCCGCGGTCTCGAACTCGTAAAAGCGAGTGGCTGCCCCGGACTGGGAGCCGATCAGCCCCTCGATGCGATGGAGACCAACGCCGAGAACGCCTAAGAGTTCCGGCGTCTGAGGGCTCTTGTTGAGTGGCAGCCGGGTGTCGTTGTGACTACCGCTTGAGGTGTAGCTGCCCCCGTAGAGACTGCGCAGTGGCGCGGGGTCTCGGCCGTACTGATCGACTGGCATGGGGCGGATCTCTTCTGCCCCTACGGTAGGAAGCCGATAGCCTCCCGAAGCAGGCTGGTGGACGACGGCCCCCTCTCCTCTCTGAGCGCCATCAGCCCATGCCTGACCCCTGGCTGCTGCCGGCGTAGGCACCCCAGCATGCTGGGGTGGCACGAAGGGCGGAGCAGTCGAAGCAATGAGCGCATGCCGGACTCCGGCACGAGGATGGCCTGATAGCCGCTGCGCCTGCCGCCTCCATTGCCGGGCTTGGCGCCGATAACCGAGTGAAGACGTAGCAGGTCAAGGGGTTTGAAAATGTCATCACTGGTGCGAGCCCAGATCAAGCCGCCTCGGCCGACAGGGCGCCAACCGCCTCGGTCCAGCCAGAGGACAGCCGTGAGGTGGCCCAACCCCTGGCGATCACAAGAAGAGCAGAGGCGCCAGAGCTCAGCAGGGGGCCGGCCGATCAACCCCTCGAGCTCTTCTGAGTGGAAGCGCAGCCTGGCCATATCTCCGCCACTGGTCCCGGGGATCCAGTCCAGCTGAGACCTGTACTGACCACTGCAAAGCCGGCGCAGCTGAACATGGAGGTGTCGCAGATAGGCGAGCTCTCCGCCGGACCTGACCAGGGTGAGCCAGGGGCGCTGCAGGGATCCCTTGCGCTCAAGATTGCCAAGCCCCAGCACGCAGCGGGCGACCAGGTGGGCGAAGTCGGAGCTCACGTCTTGAACAGCCAGCCGGAGTAGAAAGGCGCGACCGGGTGAAGAGCGGTCTGCAATAGCTCACGGCTGCCGCGACTGAACAGCAGCCTGGGAGTGCGCCCTTCGGTGGTGATGAGCGAGCGGGCGCCGGTCAGCAGGGCCAGCCATTCCGAGACGATCTCAGCTTCCTCACCGGTGCGGCCGACGCGACGAAGGATGGCGCCACCGTCTCCGTCACCGTCCTCAGGAAGAAGGCGCACATTCTCCGACCAGAGCCAGGCGGCTGCCCTGGCACCGAGCTTTCCGACAAGGGCGCTGGTGATCTGGCGGTAACCCTGAGGGCACAGCACGCGCCAGCAGGCGTCGAGGTGACGGGAGGACACGCGGAAGCGGCAGACGCGGGTGCCGCTCTTGCGAATAGGAGAGTCGGGACCGTTCCGTGGCTTGCGGGCGACCACGTAGGTGTCGATGGCTGCATTAGTGCGCAAGCACTTGCGGACCTCAAAAAGCTTCTCTTGAAGCAGTGGCATTTCGCCCATTCCGCCCAAAAAAGTCGCCCTGTATTTGAAGCCGCGAGGTGTCTTAGAGCGGTGAAAATAACCGTCAGCAAAGAGAAGTCCCAACATCAAGCGGAAGGCGTCGGGGTCCATTTGCGTTTCGCCCATTTATTATTCCTAGGATGCTATCACGGCGCTCGCAAGGTGCCGCTCTTTGTTGATTTACTCCAGGAGTTCAGCCCATGTGGGTCGATAATGAGTTTCCTGCTGTTATCGGCGCGGAGCTTCACCGGCCTCACCCGGCCTATGTCGCCGAGCTCGCGATCGACCCAACCGTCGTTCACGATTTCGCGGCCCAGCCCGGTGAAACGGTGATCCTGGATCGCTACAGGTACTGGGGATCTCCTGGAACCAAGGCATCCCGAGCTCGCACCGCTGACCAGCAGATCGGAACAGCTTCATCCCGCGGCATTGTCAAGGAGAAGGTGCCAGTCACCCTGACTGAGTACACCGGACCTGCCGATCCCGAAGATCCCAATCAACCCAGCACCTTCAAGGTCTCGCGCGAAACCCTGATCAAGGCCCAGCGCCTTCTGTTCAGCACCGGGGACATGACCCGGTTCCACCAAAGCGTGGGCTCCATCACCCTTCTCGACGACTATCGCCGCTGGCGTGACCGCGTCTTGATGGACGAACTGTTCAAGGCGGAAGCCAACGGCTCGGCCGACTACGACCGCGGTGGCTACTACTTCCCGAACGGCAAGGTCAAGACCAACCCCACCACGGTTGAGTCCTACACCGGCACGCCGAATCTGTCGGGCAAGTTCTCGCCCGTGATCGATCTCATGGAGATCGTGACCGGCCTGCGCAAGCGCAACGTCCCCACCTTCGCTGACGGCCTCTACCGGGGCATCATCGACCCAGTGGCGATGAAGCACCTGCGTCAGGATCCTGACTTCCGGGCTGCTTCCCGCGAGACCGGCCAAGGGATCATCGATCCCACCCAGCCCTGGCTGGCTCCCAACGCCAACCTTTACCTGGGCATGACCCCTGCCTACGGTGGCACGGGCAACCTTGCGGGCCAGCCGGTCATGCCGGTCGGCTTCCCCTACGAAGGGGTGCGCTTCTTCGAGAGCACCAACATGCCCGAGAAGAGCTTCACCACGAACATCGACGCCTCTGTCGGCGGCGGTGGCAGCAAGGTCTACGGCGCCGCTCCGATCCTCTTCTTCGGCCTTCAGTCCGTCGGCATTGGCATCGGCGGCCAGGATGCGCAAGTCCTCATCAATAACAATGACGACTTCGGTCGATTCATTATTCTTGTTTGGGAACTGATGGCTGGTTTCGAGATCCTCAACAAGGACTTCGTGACCGTCGCGTACTCCTTCATCTACTGATCACACAGGAGTACAGGAACCAATCATGGCCCCCAAGATTTACCCAGGCAACTACGTCAACCCCATTGCCTCGATCCTCAACCAGGGGATCGTCGGCTGCTACCCCGGCCGAGTGGCTCGCCATCTGGTCGGCTACGCCAAGATCACGACCTCAGCCAGCAGCTGGGACATCGTGATCCCCAGTGACGACAAGCGTGTCGTCGGCGAGAAGACCCGTCCCGATCAGATCGGGATGGTCATCCCCTTGGGAGCCTGCATCTACCGACTCGGCCTGCGCGTCCTCGACGCTCGGCGTAATCGGGATGTGGGTGTCGCCACCTCAGGGCTGGTGGGAACCAACGCCCAAGAGCTCAAGCTTGCTTCCGCTCTCAACGTTGACCCCTCGGCAGCCCTGACCGCAACGGCCCTGAGCGCCCCGGCGTTCACCATTGCGAACACCACGGTGACCCCCGGTCAGACCTCACGGGATGCGCTGATCAACGCCGGCGTCATCACCACCGGCGGCCCCCTCACCCTGCGCGTCTACAACAACACCACAGCCGACGGCGCAGGTGCAGGCCTCAGCAGCACCTTCACTGAAGGCAGCTACGTCATCGCCGAAGCGTGCTTCACGCTTCCTGATGACGTGCCGGGCCCCAGCGCCTTCGGCGGTCTGCCCTCCGCTGCAGGCTGAGCGCAAGCTGCGCAAGCGGCAATCAACTGACCCGCCTCGAAAGGGGCGGGTTTTTCGTGGCGGCCAATGGAGCGGCAAGCCCAGCGGAGGAGTGATTGTTGACGCCGACCAGGGCAGCGCAGAAGTGGGAGAAGAGGTCTGAACTGGTCCCCGCTAGGATCTCCGTGATTCGTCACGCCGGCCCGATGGTCCTCTATCGCCACATCAAAACCCAGCAGACGATGGAGCTGGTCTCCTATCACGGCACTGAGTACGCCTTGATGAAGTTCAACAACGGCAGCACCGACTACGTCAGCCGGCGCGAGCTCGTCGAGTACGACGTCAAGGATGGCGTGAGCAAGCGTGAGATGGTAATCCCGGCTGCCGCGGAGAAAGAGGAGCGCAATGAAAGACGCGAGTCCAGCCTGCCGATGGAGACCCGGCTGAACCTGAACATGGCCTCGCCCGAGCAGATCGCCGATCGAATCCACGGAGTGGGATACAGCACGGCCAAGAAGATCGTCGAGCTCAGGGGGACCTTGCCGGGCGAGAAGTTCTCGAGCCTGGAACAGTTGCGCCAAGTCAGTCGCGTCGACTGGGACGAGGTGTTCGAGGCCGATCTGGTTTTCGTTGCCTGAATAGACTGAGGACGCCCCGGGCCGCCGATCATCGAACTCTCACCATTCGACAAGTCACGCTGCCGTTTTCACCTGGGCTTCAACTCCGGCGCCGGCATCCCAGCGGGTGACGCGGCAGAGCTCGAGGAGGCAATGGCGCGCATTCCTGACTCGGTCTGGCTGGAGCAGATCCTCAAACACCTGACGCGCTGTGACAACACCTGGCGACTTTCCGAGGTCCTGAAAGACGCATCGGGCCCGACACCTAGCAGGGTTGAGCGCATTACAGGCGACATCGATCGGGCCATTTTCCAGTCTGACCCCATCAGGGCAGCGCTGGTGTACCGGGAGATCTACCTCATGGAGGTGGACTACCTGGCCGAATCACTGTTCGTGCCGAACTACAGGCGGGAGGACGTGCGCCGCTATGCCTTTCACCGCGCTGGCGCAGAGTTCATCAATGCCATCCCGGGGCCAGCCGACACGGCTGTCGGTACCAGGATTGCGTTGCACACCGGCGGAGCCGCCTCCTGGCGATAGAGCCAGTCTGGCTGCCCTAAGGTGGGGTCAAGTTAAAGAGCGGCCTCGATGACAAGCAGCTGGGCAAATCTGACGCCATCAGAGCGCAGAATTAGACGCCGACGCGGCGAAAGAGACCCCGCCCGGCGGGCCGCCCCGCAGGCCGCCCCGCAGGCCGGCCCGCCGAGTCCTCGCATGCAGGGACGAAGGAGGACGTTTATCGACAACGTGCGGCCGAACCCCGCCCCGCAGGCGAGTCCTCGCAGGCAGGGACGAAGCAGGGCGTCTGTCAACAACGTGCGGCCGAACCCCGCCCCGCAGGCCGGCCCTCAGTACGGCCCGCCGAGTCCTCGCATGCAGGGACGAAGGAGGACGTTTATCGACAACGTGCGGCCGAAC